CAGTGATACATTAGGTGTCATACGGACACCAAAAGAAATAACAGTAAATGGTGTGACTCATCCTCGCCAGATATTCCGTAAATGGAGCAAGGCGCAACTGGCTGAGTTAGGGATTACCCCTGCGCGAGTAGAGACTCCTGACCAACGCTACCATAATACTGGTGCGGAGACGCTTACTCTGGTAGATGGCGAGACAGTAATAAGCTACGCCACTACAGATAGAGATGTGGATCAACTAAAGACCAGAATGAAGGCAAAGGTAAAGGACAGAGCATCGTCTAGCCTAGCTAAATCAGACTGGATGCAGCATAGAGAAGCTGAAGGTGGCACAGCTATGCCAGCAGACTGGAAGACTTACCGTTCAGATGTAAGGGCTGCATCAAACACTAAAGAGGCTGAGATAGACGCACTGTCTGATCTGGATGCGATCAAAGCATATGATAAGGCTGGCGATATTTGGCCCAATGATCCTGATTTCGTAGCAGAGTAATGGCTCTAATTCCCGTAGAGAATGTGGGTGAGACAGGGATAGTCAAGGATATAAATCCTTGGCAGCTACCACCTAATGTCTGGTCTGATGGAAATAATGTAAGGGTAGAGCATGGGGCTATAGTAAAGTCTCCGGGGTATGCTGAGGTTATGGCAACCTGTCCTGTTACGCCGTATCATATTGTACAGCTTAAATACGGTACTGAGGCATATTGGGTAATAGCAAGCCTTACATCTATAAGGGTATATAAGACCAGTAATGAGACTTGGTATGATATAACTCGCGGATCAGGGGCTTATAATGCTACTGCTGACGAGGGGTGGACATCTACCGTTTTGGGTGGTGTTCTTATAATGGCCAATGGATTTGACCAGCCTCAGTTTTGGGCGTTATCTTCTGGTGTCCCATCTACATCCACCACTATGGCTGATCTAACCAACTGGTCGGCTGGTGCTGGTGCAACTCATTACCCCGTATCTGTTAGAGCATTCCGATCTTTCTTGATCGCGCTCAATCTAACTGAAGCTGGGGTACCTATACCGCAAAAGGTTAAATGGTCTACAGAGGCTGCTACTCAGGCTGTTCCAGCTTCATGGGATGAAACAAGCGCCACAGTAGATGCTGGTGAGTATGAATTAGCTGATACGAAGGGTGCCATACTAGATGGCCTCCCTCTTGGCGACACCTTTATGATCTATAAGGAAGATTCCATTTATAGCATGAGTTACGTTGGAACTCCATTTATATTCGCTTTTAGGCAGTTATCCCCCTCAGTCGGCGCACTTGCAAAGAACTGTGTGGCTGAGTTTGACGGTGGTCATTTTATACTGGGTAACGGCGATGTATATATAAACGATGGTCAAAGAGTAAAGTCTATCCTGCCGCATAAGATAAGGGATTATATATTTGGAGAGATAGACGGGGACAGTTTTGTACGGTCTTTTGTAGTTGCTGATTATGGAAATACTGAGATGTGGGCCTGTTTTCCCACACCAACCAGCGCAACAAATCAATGCAATAAAGCTGTTGTTTGGAACTGGACCAATAATGCTTTTACTATCCGTGATATACCAAATCTAGCTCATGCTGGATATGGTACTGTTGCTGATCCAAACTCATTTACAACATGGTCGGCTGCAATACCAACATGGTCTAGCTCCTTGGGGACTTGGACAGCCACATGGTCACAATCTGAGAATGTTCTGGTTATGGCTTCTCCAACAGATACAAAACTTTATAGAAATGCATCTGGAAATAGGGAAGATGACACCGATATGACCTCGTTTATAGAAAGAACAGGTATAGCTGTAACTGCACAACAGCAAAACGATCAGTCTACAGTAAAACGTATAAAAGCTATTTGGCCTAAAATGGAAGTAACCGGCTCTGGTAATACGGTTAATGTATATGTTGGAACTCAGAACTCAACAGAGGAAGTAGTTTCTTGGTCAGACGCTGTTGCATTTAATCCAGATACTCAATCCAAGGTATCCGTAAGAAAAAGTGGAAAACTTTATGGGGTTAAGTTTGAGTCTACTGGCGACTTTGATTGGAGATTAGATGGGTATGAAATAGAGCTAGATGATGCTGGAAGGAGAGGCTCTAGGATGTCATCATAATGGCTACATATAAAGATAGGGTAGTAAAGTCTGTAACCCATTATCAGCCCGGACCTCTCCCGTTAGGGGAAGAAGGTTTGGGGGTTTATGTAACCGATGAGTTAAAAAGACTTGGTAATATCATATTCAACCAAGCTACCTTTAGATTGGAAAGGATACACGATGCTCCTGATAAGCCCCGTGGTGGGGATATAAGATATGCTTCTGGTAATGCTGATGCTGATGGTAGTTGGGACCCCGGCTCCGGTGAGGGAATATACTTCTTCAAGGAATCAACTAGTGCATGGGTAAAACTGGGTTGAAGGCTCAGATCGTACAACCAGAAGATATCCCTTACATCTGGGATCAGGTAGCTCCATTACTAGATAGAGTGAGGGAACACACTGAAGGCGAACTTGAAACAGATGACTACCTAGAAGAATTAGCTGATGGGAATATGCAGTTATGGGTAGCTACTGAGGACAGTGGTCTGCACTCTATTATGGTAACACAGATTGCTGTCTACCCCCAGAAGAAAGTCCTAAAGATCATTTCTATGGCTGGTTCGGAATTCTCAAGGCTATACGCATTTAACGACATGGTTGAATCATTCGCAATAAAAACAGGCTGCTCTGGAATGGAGCTATGGGGAAGAAAAGGATGGAAGAAACTTCTCCCGGACTGGGAATCTAATTACATTGTGTACACAAAAGACTTAAAACATAGGATGCAATAATGGCAAATATCCCTAATACAAATATACCTATAAGTGTTTTAGATGGTTTAAAGGCTGATGATCCCGGTAAATGGAATAGGATTTTATCTCGATTACAATCTGAAATTCAGAATGGTGATAGTAAGGCTATAAATGATGCGCTGTTTGGTGTAGCTTTTTACACAATGATGGGTGATGGGACTGGTAATAAACCGGGGAATGTAGAATGGGGTCTTGGGCAGGGAAATGCTAATGTCAGTAAGATACACGATGGTTCATGGACGATAAATTCAAACGTAGAACCAATAGATTGGACCTCTTGGGCAGAAAATTATATAAATTCATCTAATGATGTATACAACCAAGATGACGAAACAGTAGTTACATGGGATGATGAACTAGGTGTTTTGCATAATGGTATAAGTATAGGAAGTTGGGGAGGTAACGATAGGGGACAAGCCCCCCCGCCAAAAGGAGTGCGTGGAAAGCCTCCAACTAACCCTGTTATTAGTGGTCCGGGAGGAGACACTAATATAAGAAAGCTGTGGCCTGACGTGGACTGGGATGGAGGAGGAGCTAACTCAGGTGATATGGGGCAGTACGACTGGTGGGAAAGTCAAAACTTGTATCAGGATGGGCCTACTGGACTGTTTGATTGGCCTCAAGTAGACCCACAGATTCTATCACCGGGAGATTTTGGATTCAGTAAGGAGATGCCAACAGCAGGGTATGCATACCCCCAATATAACTACCTGAATAAGGCGGGTATTGGACATAACCTTGCTTATGCGCCCGGAACTAGGTCAGCTTGGATGCAGCGTGAGACTGCTGCTGACAGAGCAAAGATTCTTTCAGAAGGAGGAACGCCAACTTACTACACTGGTATGGAAGGCGGTGGCCCAAGAACAGATGCTGAAGGTAATGTCACTTATCCCCTTAGGGATTTAATGTACTACTACGGTGGTGAATCTCCAATGAATGTACCCGGAGGTTGGACGCCACAAACACCTCCCGGTAGGCCCGGTAGTGAGGTGCTAGATTTTCCAGCAGGCGAGGCTAGGCAGCCAGTCTATCCAATTGCTAGAACCCCTTTGTACCCCTCCGGTCTTCTTTCCCCGGCAGGGGCATTACCTGAAGGACCACCAGATGATCCAGATGACCCAGATGATCCGGATGATCCGGATGATCCTAATACTCCGGATTCCTACGGTGGCCTACTCGCTAATTACGAACACATGATGGGGTTAGCACGTAGTGGGCAATCGGGAGATCACTTCTGGCGCGTAACTGGCGATCCTTACAAAGTAACTGGTAAGTTCGGCGGGACTGGCCCAGACAAAGCATACGGTACTTATCGAGTTCCTTTGACAGTATACGGTGGTGGCTATAACGACCCGGTAGAAACCTATGCAACCAGACGCTCATCTGTGGAAGGCTGGCAACCCGGTATGAATATATGGAGTACCGGAGCATTCGAAGCTGGTGGGGAACCACAACGATTAGGGGATATCAGTTTTGCTGATTGGGCTGGCACTAAAGGAGCGTACACGTCTACCCCTTATACAACTGAAACACGTGGTCAAGGTATACGTCATCCTGTATTCGGTGGTCTTCTCGCAAGTCCGGGAGACTACACAGTAAAAGGCAAGAGTGGCATAAGTAGATCAGACATACCTTGGCGTCATGCAGATTACGGCGGTGCGTCATGGATGACTAGCCCACAACCGACTGTATTTAGCACAGATATGTACAAAGATGCTGGTTGGGGTTTTCAACCTATCTATGGCGTTGAATCCCGTGGTGGTGATGAGGTGTTATCAGAGAATATTCTCGGATTTAACCTACCTACAACAAGATCAAGTTGGGATTGAGGAATAAATTATGAGCAGCGGAGCAACAACAAGAACAGAGCCGTGGGCTGAACAAAAGCCATTCCTAACACAAGGTTTTGGCAGGGCTAGAGAACTCTTAAAAGAGGGCGCAGCCCCTTACTATGGCGGTCCTACATTAGCAGGATTTGACCCCGCCCAACAGGCAGCACAAGCTAGTATGTTGGGGTATGTTGGAGGTCCAAGGCCAAAAGCCATGCAAAAGGCTGCTGAGAACCAACTGCTTGGACTTTATGATGTA